ATGGCAAAGACGATCAAGGTTCGCATTCCGGCCGTGGTTGCCCCAGACGGCCGCTGGTGCGCCTACGGCTACCCTGGCGCAACGAAGGAGCCGGATTGGTCGATGTGCGAAGAGGTCGCCGACAACGGGGAGTATGAGGGCTCCTACCAGCATCTGTGGATCACGGCCGAGCTTCCGGTCCCGGAGGCTGAAATCGACGTCGAAGCCATCGCCGCCGGTCCAGCATAACCTTTCCGCAGGGGCAAGTTATGACGCAATACGGACCAGACCCGTTCAACTTTTTCGCCGGCATAGGCGTGCTCGTTTTTTTGTCGTGCTGCGGCTACGCCCTGGTGCGATGGATCAAGCACAACTACCCGCACAACATGGCCGAGTGACACTCGCGATGAGACAGGGAGAAAGCCGATGAGCGAACAATACGACACCAAGCAAGAGGCGCTAATCACCAGAACGAAGGAAAAGGCCTTTATGAAAGGCGTCGAAGCGGCTAGGCGCGGGAAATCGATCAACAACAACCCATACGCCCATGTCGACAATCAAGCGGTTTGGCGGGACGGGTTTCTGTCCGTTAAGCCTGACGCGCGCTGAGGCAAGGGGAAAGCTGATGACGGCCCGCACCGAGCAATGGTTGCTCGACCACAAGGACTATCCCTACGACTACTGCCTGATTTGGCCGTTCGCGCGGGAAGGCCGCGTTGGGCGCGGTATGATGGGCGGCAAAGGAAACCGGAAGTGGGCTCACCGGGCGATGTGCGAGCTTGTCCACGGACCAGCTCCAGCCGACAAGCCACAAGCGGCCCATAGTTGCGGCAACGGCGACCAGGGATGCGTCAATCCTCGGCATCTGTCATGGGCCAACAATTCCGAGAACCAGATTCAGCGGTACGCTCACGGGCGCGGGCCATCAAATACGAACGGCAACAAGAGCCGGTTCACGCCGACGCAAATTGCGGAGATCCGCGCCAAGTATGGCGAGTTCACGCAAACGAAGCTGGCCGAGATGTACGGCTGTTCCCTTGGCACGATCCAATATTATCTGAAATACCGCGACGAACGCGGCCATGCCGGTGGAAAGATCAACCATTGGTCTCCCGATGAAGACGACCAGTTGCGAGATTGCGTGAAGCGCGGTCTCAGCTTCCCGGAGATCGCTCGCGAGATCGGCCGGCCCCTCGGGGCCGTCACCGGACACGCCTACCGGATCGGTCTTAAGTCCGGCAGGCCACCCACGCGAACGGACTACGCCTCAGTTTCACAGACGAATGGGGAGCGCGAGACCGGGGGGTAGAATGGACAACGTGCTGCTGTTTCTCGGATATCTCGCTCTGGTCGCGCTGTGTGGCTATTACGGCCCCGAGATCGCGAGCCGACTATGGAAGCCGAAGCCCCATGTCCCATGCCAGGAATGGCGAGAGATGGTCGAGCCGATCGTGAAAAAGTGCAAGTTAGCCGCCACCTTCAATGGCAGCACCAGCTTTGATGCCGAAGGTTCTAGCTCTCTAGCCTCCTTACTTGAGCGGATGGCTACCGAACTGGATCGGAGATCCTGACCGAACAACGAGGATGAGATGAAAACGAACGCCTTAGATTACTGGCATGAAGCGAAGCCAAGGTGCCCTCATTGCGGGGAGTGCTTCGAAATATGGGAAAATGACCACCCGCTCGCGCTAAACTACGAGGACGGCGGGCGCACAACATTTGAGTGCGAGTCATGCAACAAGCCATTCGTATGCGAGACAGTCGTGAGCTACGTATTCTCAACTGCCGTCTCGGAGGAAGCTGCCGACGATGACGACTGGGGCCCGGAGCAAGAGGCCGCCGCATAACCACAGCTGAGCAGGGAACGACGATGAGAGAAATCGAAATGATCAGGCGGATGGGTCTCGTGATAGAGGTGCCGGAATTTGATCCTAAGAAGCACGTCAGATTCCGGGGGAAGCCCATTGAGGCGTTGACCCGCGAAGAACTCGTGGATGCGCTAGAGCAAGCTCTACGCGAGATCCACGCGGCTCGTAGCCGATCCTAAACAGGGAGAGATCATGCTGAGCCTTCGGAAGGGAATCCCCCTGGACTATAAACCCCGCAAGGGGAGGTATCGTCGCGTTCGGGATCATGCAGTGCATCCGTTGAAGCGGCCCGGCAAGCGCTGGCTACGGCGCACATAAGAGGATGAGCGCGGCATACACGAGGGCGGTCGAAAGACCGGGGACCATAAGAGCGGGTCTTGGCAGGGGCAATGCTCCAGAACCCTGCCCTCTTGTATGCCGCGATCCTGGGCAAGGAGCGCGAGAGCCATGAAGAAGTCGGAAGCGATACGCTGGATCAAACGGGAAATCGCTCGCGAGATACGAGAACGAATTTCGGAAGTTCCAGATCGAATTGGCGAGGCTCCTGATCCAGGTATGGTTGAAGGGTTATGGGAGGCTGAGGCTTGGAAGGCCGCCGACCGCATCTGGCCCGAAGGCAAAGACGTTTGAACACACTGGCAATGTCCCTGAGACAGTCCAAGACACCCGTTAACCCTGTCAAGGGGCTCCCTTGAAGGGAGCGAACGCCGTAAGTTTATGTGAGCGTCAGAGCGCTAAACAGCGATTGCACTTCCGGCACCAAAAGGTTGTCGGCAGCTAAGGTCTGATGCGTCCCGTCAGATGTTGCGTAATTGGCAAGACCATTCACCAACCACTTCCGGGGGTCCACCCCGCGAACCGCCTGCGGCACAGCGCTGAAATCCAAAACTCCGGATTGGAGAGCTGAAGCCTTGAGATCGTACCACAATCCTGCGGGGTAGGCTGGCACGGCAACCGTCTGGTTCGCCTCGGTCACCCACGCGTCCGTTGAACTCGACTTTGGGAAAAGACCGACATGGCCAATTTTGTCGTAACCGTACACCGTCCTCGCCGTATTCCAAATCTTGAAGTAGTGGAGCAAACGGTTTTGATCGTTCGTGCCCATCATGTCCGAGAACACGCGGCAATAGGCCATATACGGATACCAGTGGGTGAACGGCACGATGGTGTACTGCGACGAGCCGCCTGCAGAGAATTCGATGCTGGCCACCCCAAGATTCTCTAGGGCTTTTTTGACGTAGGTTCCACTCCAACCAACGAAATTAGCGCTAGTCCCCTCCATCAAGCTGTCACCGAGAATGAACACTGTCTTCGGATCGCCGGTCACCGGGACACCCACGAGGATAGGACAGAAGCCAGCAATGGCCGTGCTGTTGGTGAAGCCGCTCCCCGAAATGGTCAGTGCCCCCGTGCCGGTGAAATTCGTAATGGTCGCCGTAGCTGGGTCATAGAAGGTAGCGCTGCTGCCGGTGATTGAGTTCAGGCGATTGGACAAAGGTATCTTTTGCCCCGCGGCGGCAACGTGTCCTCGCACTCTCACCCAAAGCTCGGTGGATGCCGGAAAGTTGGACAGCCCCGTGAAGATCGATGGCAAGATAGCGTCCGATTTCACGTCAATGGCGCCGTCAGCGAGTGTTATCCCCGCTGCACCACCAAATAAGACCTGCTTGCTCTCGGCCACAGTAGTGACCCGCTCAAGGTAACATTCATCAATGACGACGGCATTGCCGATGTTCGGGCTGTTGAAGTTAAAATTGCCGAATGACAGCTTTAGGGCTGACATGGCATCGGCCCCCATCTTCAGCCTGAAGCGGGAGACGAAGCTTAGTTGCGTCCCGGAGAGAGTGCTTGTCGCGAAGCATGGGATGCGGTTGTCCACGCTGGCAGCTCGAAGAGCGCCCGGGGTTGCCGTGCTGGCCTTTGCGGCCGGCGCCGTGGCCGCCTGCATCTCCGCCACCGACATGCGGCGGGCATAGAACTTTATGGACTTAATGTGCCCTATATTGCCGGCCGCGCTGGTGCCGAGGAGGCGGATATCAGCACCGAATGATGGCGTAGCGCCTGACGTGGCCGCCCCCCCCATTCGACACAAGATCGCTGCCCGACCCGTCCCAAGCCAAGGCAGTCTTGCCCGCTGCTGGCGCGTTCATGATTGCCGTAGCGGCTGAACCAATGAGAACGCCTTCGGCGCAATCGTGCTCGACGATAAACGTTCCTTTTGCGCTGGTAAACCAAGACAGGTCGTTAAACAAAGCGATTTCAGCGGGCTGGGTTAGAGCAGCGGACGTCGTGGTGACCCAGCCTGTCGGCGCTGCGCCAGTGATGCACTGAAGGCCATAGCACTGGAAACCCTCAGTGGTGGCGCCGACGAAGGCGGCGTAGACAGCGCCGCTCGGTGAACCATCTTGGTTACAAGTCGCGACCTTGGCAACCTTGTTTGCCGTGTTGACCCAAGTGACAGTCATCGACAGCAGGAACATCCCGTTGGCCAGCTTGCGCAAGCCTTGCACAACGTTCGTGGCCTTCGTCGTGTCCGCCACGACATAGCTACCCGGCGTCCCATCAATCATAAAAATGCCGATGGGGCCAGCGTTGTCGTTTTGATCGGAGACCCTGAAAGACAGCGCCCAGCGGGTGGCGGTGCCCAGCGGCTTGACAATAGTGTAGAACGTCTGACGCGTGCCGGCCGCGATTGAGGTTGGCGTTGCAAAATAAGTCGGCCCGTGAATTGCGCTGGCCGTTGTCTCAGCAAGAGCCGTGAGCGAGCCTGCAACACCATCAGGCCCGGCGTCACCCGTTGCCCGGGTGACGCTCGACGTGCCCCATTGCACGGCGTTCGAAAAGTCGTTGCTGTATGTGAGTAACTGCGTGATGTTACCGCCGGACGGCGCAGCATCGACTGCCATCCCCCTCGCCACACCATCCCAGCTTTCAAAGGCAGGCTGACCCGACGCGACACTGACAAGAGCCCCGTTGACAATCGCGTTTCGCGCGCCAGTGCGCGTAAACGTGATGCTCGGCGGCAACGACGTTGTGAGGTCTAGGTTCAAGGCAGGGCCGCTCAAACCGCCACCTTTCGCTCCCCCAAGGGGAGTGCCGAGGCTCATTCTGCCGTATTTTCGGCCCATTCCTCCAACCATGCTATCGGTTCCTTATCGGCGGAATTCTTTGGTCGACACTTCGCCGGCACAAGCTAGGTAGCCAGCGCCGTCAATCCAGTCGTCTACGTTGATGCTCCCGCTCTTGGTGCGGGCGATTTTGAGGAGTGCCATCATGTGCGGGACGTCCGCAATTGTGAGCGGCTGGTCAAGCTTCAGGTAAGCAGTCCATAGCGCCGCGACGTGAGCAAAGTGCTGGTGCATGTCGCCGTGGGATTCTGCCCTGTCACCGCCGACGAGTTCAGCGGCCTTTGTGGCGATCTCTGTTGCGTTCAAAGACGTTTCATCCAATAGAGGCTGTGCGGGAAAGCCCAATTCCAATCAGGCTGAAACAACCGATAGCCCGCCCTGATAAAGTTGTTCGCCGACGCGACGTTGTCCGTCGTATCGCTTACGATTTGCGTCCAGCTATTGTACTTTGATTTGCGCTCCAGCGCACGCATGAAGCGCAGTTGGAGCTTATGCCCAAGGTGTTTTTGAACAACTCCGACGCGGATAAAGTAGCCAGCATTCGGGATGATCGTGGACTTGATGACGCCAGCGAATCCGACCGGCTCTTTGCCGAGATGAGCAAGCCACCAATGACCTTCATCAAAACTCGGCAGCTTGGCGTGGTCTAGGAACGTCTGCTCGTGAAGGTCTTTCAGGGTCTCTGAGATTAGCTCGTCAGAGGTATCGACTTCACGAATGACGTAGCTAGACACGATGCAGCGCCCCTCTAAACCACACGGTCCTGGCATCCATCTTTGTGACCAATTCCGGCGGCATCAGGATTCCATCCTTGTAAGTCAGGACGGCAAACCCCGACCTCCAGTCCAGCGCGGAATCCTCTGTATAGCCGAACGCACGATGTTCTTTGTCAGCCACGCAGCCAGTATCAACGCCATAACGGTCATGGCGATTGTAATCAGAAAGAGGTCGAACATTCTGCGCATGAAGGTGCCCCGTAACCATGGAGACGCCGGCATTGAGTGCGTTTGCTCTGGTCGCATTCATGCCACCCTTCCAACGGTGCTTGACCATCGTGGCGCCGCCCGAGACGCCCTCGTTGATGAAGCAGGACATTGCTTTCTGCCAAGCTCCAAAGTGGTCTGACAGGTGCACGCCTTTGATACCGCGATACTGCGGCGCCATACTCGCAATCATTAATTCAAATCGGGCGTCGTGATTACCTAACGTCCAGACCTTGTGTGTCCCACGCTTGCATGCTTGCACGATATCGTTCAAATGATCCTGCGCGGCCTCGATTTCCTCTTGTGGATCTGGCGCGGTTTCCCAATTCTGGGGGTGCCGGCTGATCCTTGGGAAGTCCATCACGTCACCATTCAGGATGACGGCTGCGGGCTTAATGTCAGCAACGAATTTCTTGAACGCACGAAGGCAGGTTGAAGGTTCACCGGGCCAGATATGGAAGTCCGACCCGACGATCACGACGCCATTCTTGATGTCGAGATTGTATCGGCCTGGTGCCGTGGGGCGCTGGTGGGTTGGAGCAACAAGGAAATGCCCTGCCCGCTCCAGTCGCTCGCGGCGGCCGTAGACGTTGCGCTCGGTTATGCCGAGCATGATGGAGGTTCGTTTAGCGCCTAGCGTGGTAAAGAGTTGCATGAACTCCTGATCGGAGCAGCGAGGGGCGGAATGTCCGCTCTTTGTCGCCGGCAATCGCTATTCCCCTCTCTTGGGATGCAGCTTGACCCATATCTGCACCGCAAGCCACAGAATGCCGAACACCTGAAGCGTCACGGCTAGAATGTCGTGCCATTCCTGTAAGTTCGGCATCCATGCCCAGCTTGTTGCGGCGGCCACGGCGACAGCGTCCGTAACCCCTTCGGTTTTCGTTTTGGGCAGAACAGCCACAAGGAACTTGAAAAGGCTCATCGGCGGATGATCCTCGCAACGTTCTCAAACGTGCGCTTGCCGAAATAGAAGCCCATCACCATGCCAGCCCATACGCTGACATCGCCCTTGAGCGCGGGCGTGGTTCCCAATCCAAGGACCGTGTCCCAGATGGTGCATTTGGCGAAGAAGACCAGCACGATATAGAATGCCAGCTTCTCCGGCTCCCATGGGTGGCCGATCTGGGCAACACGCAACTGCATGGCCGCTTGGTTTTCCGCCGTCTGTGCCGCGATCTCTCCGGCAGCAAGGTCAGCGGCGATCTTGTTGTCCTTGGTGCCCGCGTCGAGCTTTGCCCGATAGGCATCAATCAGGCCCTTGATGACGGGACCACCCAGGAATGATATGATTGTCATCCACATCAGAGCGTCCACCCATACTTGCGGGCCAGATACCACCAGACCTCAACGCCGGCCGACAAGCCGGCGCCGATCGCCATCGTTGCAATGTTGACGAGGTCTGGATCGTTCACATCGATCGAGACGCCCGCCTTGGCGATCAGAGCGCCGCCGATGTAGCGCAGGAGAACCCGCGCGAGAGGGCCGGCAAGGTCCATTAGGACTTGCCCGTAAGTTTCTTGACCTTGTCATTCAGCGCGCCGACGTAGTCCTCAGCGCCCTTGTACCAAATCGTCACGGGCTCACGGCAGAACCAGATGAGAGCGCCACCCGCAACGAAGCCAACAATGAGAGAAAACAGTTCCATGGCTTACTTCCTTTTGAAAATGGCCGCGAAGATGGAGGCGATGAACGCGCCGAGCGAGCCTTTCGACGGGTTCGTGACTGATGGGGTTGCGGGCTTACTTGGCGCGGGCACGGCGCCGCCCATGACGCGCTTGTGGGCCTCGATCCAGTCCGCGTCAGGGGCCGGATAGGGCTTCCCGGCCTCGTGCCACGCCTGAGCTTTCAAGAACGGAATGGCCATCGGGCCGCGCCAGAACGCGTCATTCATGACCGTGTCGCGGGTCATGCCGGGGACGCGCTTCAGGACAAAGGCGATATAGCTTTCGACCCAATTCCCGCCCGACCAAATCTTGATGGCGTCGGCAAACCGCTTGTTCTTATAGTTCGGCGACGACCGCCAGAGATCAAGCTGTGCGCAGATGCCCTGCACATAGGTAGGGAACACGGCGATGTTGTTGCCCTGCCCTAAACCGTCATTAAGCTTGATGGCGGACTGAGCCCCCCACTTTTTGGCGAGTGTACTGCCCCACATTGCACCGGGGTTTTTGTATCGAATAGAGGCCGGTTCCATAGGTTCTCCTTCCATGGAGTGGCTACCATGGGTTGATCTCGGACTGGTTGTGGGGTTAGATTCTTCCCGGCAGGGAAGAATGGGATATTCAGAACGCGATCTAGAGGCGCTGTGCGAGGCTTTGGCCAACCACGCAGAGCCAGTTGAGGCCGCCGCGCTGCGACAAATGGCCGAAAACTATCGGTCGGTGCCACAAAGGCCGAAACGCAAGTTTGGACTGCGTCAAGGCATTGCGGCTGTCGTCGTCGTTTATGCTTTGTGGACCGTGATCTATTTCACATATCCGCCGTTCGTCCCCTCACCAAAGCCGACCGCCGCAATGGTTGAGCAGTTGGTTGGGTTCAAAAAGACAGACACCGGCTGGACCGCAAGAACATACAAATTCGCCCCGCGCGAAACTTTCGTTCGAGGCAAGCGAATCTTTGACTTTACCGAAGCGGCTCCGCCCGTCGTTTACGAAAACAATCGGCCGATGCCAGATCATAGCTATGACGTTGACCCGCTGTCTCCGAATACGGATTGGCGCTTCGTCACCATCAAAACAACTGATGATCCAAACACGAGCGGCAAGAGGTACTACCTCGTTTCAAGCGATGCGGACCACAGAGATCGTTGAGTCCTTGTTTCCGTTGCCGGTGCGGTTGGCTTCAATGCCGCCGCTTACAGACGTGGTGTCGCGCACGCTGATGCGGATATTTCCTGCCGGCGACGTGATATACCCAGACAGCGCAATAGTCGCGCGGGCGCCCGCCGCCGTCGTTCCTGCGCTCGCTGCGGCAATAACGGTCGTGCCATCCCATAGCTTGGCATAGAAGCTGGCGCCGCCAGCGCTATCGTTCAACGTCACGGTGCCGGTCGCAAGCCAAGTTCCGGTCGTTCCCTGCGCAACGCTGGGGCCGTCGAAATAGTTGGCGGTGTTGTTCAGCGCGACGTCGCCGGCCAGCGAATTAGTAAGCGTGGACGAAACGACCGTGGCAGCGGCCCATTGAGGGTTTGCTGAAGTCCCCTGCGTTTGCAGGAAATAGCCAGAGGTGCCAGGCGCCAAGGCGGCCCATGTGGACGCGCCACGATAAATCACAGATCCCTGCGTAGTGCCGAAAAGCTTATCGAGGACCGCGCTGATCGTGTTATCGCTTGGGGCAGCCACGCCGCCCGAAATGTTTGACTTGATCGTGCCATCGGCCGCCGTCGCAAGCTCTGCGTTCGAGACAGTCGTTCCGGTCGTCCATGTGCTGGTCCCGGTACGGCGGGCGATGCCCGTTCCGGACAGGCTTTCAAGCGCGTTGAGGTCGTCTGCCAGCGCCAGGGTCGGGTTGCCGGAAACGCCGTTGCCGTTGGTCACGGTGATGCCCGCAGCCGGCGCCGTCAACGTGCGCTGAGCCCATGTATCGGTCGCGGTACGGACGGCAATGCCAGTCGAGGACAGCCCCTCCAGCGCCGCCAGATCGTTGGCGAGGACAAGCGTAGGGTTGCCGGCCACGCCGTCCCCATTGGTGACGCTGATCCCTGCGGCGGGCGGCGCTAAACTCCGGAAGGAGTAGGCCCCGGCGCCCGTGCGGGCAATCATGCCGGTCGATGAGAACGCCGTGATATTGTCGAGCAGCGTCCCGGAAGCCGTACCGCCGCCCGTCCCGCCCCTGGAAACGGCCAGTGTGCCGGTCCAGCCCATAGTGATAGACACGTCCTTGAACAAGGCGGTAAGCGGAGTGCCGCCGAGCGTGACAGTGACGTTCGTATCGTCCGCCTTTGTCAGCGCGCCAACCGGGACGTTGGTGACGTGGTCGAAGTCGATGAAAAGGACGGACGAAAAGCGAGCGGCGGCGTTTGAGGTCAGCGTGAGATTGCCGGATGCGCGTGGGTTTGGCGAGATTTTCAGAGCCATCAGAAGCCCAACTGCTCGTTAACGAACGTCACGATGCCGCTCAGCCAATGAATGATCTTGCCGTCATTTGTCTGTTGAGCGAAATCCGCCCTGTAGTCTCCGCACATGCCGACGACGTCCACGCTGATTGCGAAGATCGTGCTTGTCGTGTTTTGCGTTACGGTGATTTCACTTCCGCTGGTCAGCGTGAGGACCGGGTTTCCGTTGTCGCAGTCCTTGAAGACAAACTTCCATGTTGACGTGTCGGCGCCGGAAATCTGCGTCCCGTTCTGATCGATCTCGAAAGACTCGATCCACGTTGCGCCCGATGTGACGAAGCCGGAAACAATTCCTTTTGCTCCGGTCTGGAATGAGCCCTGTCGGTTCATCATCCCTCCCAGACGCCCCTAAGCAGCATTTGAGACGAACCGCCCAAGTAATTGACCGCCGGAGAACCGCTAGTCGCAACGGTCACTTCAAGGGACGTGAAGACATTTATCCCGATGGTTGGGGGGTCTGCCAACCACGATACGTTATCCATTATTTGGAGAACATCGATGCTCGTGCCGTCCACTCGAATGCTGCCTTGGCCCCTTCGGCCCGAAAAAGTAGTCGTTGAGTTTTTGCCGATCCCGACTTGCCAGGTTGCAATTACTTGGCTGGTAGCGGTTACGGTTCCGGCTTGAACAGACTGATTGAATGAAATCTCAAACGGTTCTTCTGGTAGACCAGAAAACACCGTCAATGAATTTGCCGAAGAACCGTTTGAGGCACGGATTGTGTTGGTAAGGTAATTCCAAAGCGAGGTGGAATCGCCCGCCTGCAAGATGATCTTGCGGCGATTGTAGGCGTTCCAAACACCCCATTTTCGGGACTGGCCATACGTCGTATGGCAGGACACCTGCCCGTTCGTGCCGTCCATGTAAATGGAGCCGACGTAGGTTCCCTGATAGGCCGGGATTGTTCCGGTGGTTGCGCCGTTACGATAGGAAATGTCGTACTTGTTGACCCACAACCCGTTAATGCGGGTTAGCTCTGTCGTTCCGGCGCCAGTGCCGCGAGCGCCCGCCGCAGCGGTCGCCGTATTCCACGCAACGCCCGTTCCGATCTGAAGTGCGGACCCGTCCCAGAAAATGAAGTTGTCATAGATCGCGCTAGCGACATGATTGGAGTTAAGGGTAAGGGTCAGATCGGACGTGAACTTGCGTGCGTTGAATTGCGTTCCGTCATAGACGGGGACGAGGTTGCCGACGAACGCTGTGTAGTAAACCGCCGTACCAGCCGAGACGCCGGTTGCCAGGACCGGCGTTCCGGTCGTCAGGGTCAACCGCCCCTGCGGGAATGAAACGATGTTCTGGACCGATGAACTCAGCGTCGTAATATCGGCCGCCAGGTCAGCCAGCTCCGATGTGCTGGGCACGCCAAGATTGGCGCGGGCCGCCGCCGCCGTGGTCGCGCCCGTACCTCCTGAAGAGACCGGCAAAGATCCGACACTGGCGGAAAGCCCGGTGTCAATGTTATCGTATTCGGGGGGAATGAGGACGCCTGCGGAAGTCTCGATCCGGACCTTGTAAACTCCGTCAGCCGTGTAGATTTGGGAGAACCGCCCCGCCGCGTCGGACGTCTGGGGGTTTGCCGCTGGAACGGTCAGCGCGGAGTCGGTATATACGTTGCGCAGGGTCGTGGTCCCGGCCTCGTACACGTAGAGCTTCGCACCAACATAAATATCGCCGTTGTTGTCGTTCGGCTGATTGATGGGCGCTTTGACTGTGGCTGCCATTCAAATCCTCAAAGAAAAAGCGCCCCAGTGGGCGCTACTTTCGTGGCTCGTGGTATGTTGGCTTTTGATCGCCTACCCGTATGGGCTATTTCTGTTCGTCTTCAGCGCGGCTTGTTACGGGGCCTTGAAGAACACCCAAGAAGTCACCGATCCGGGCACTAGACCCGAGGCTTTGAGTGGTGTTGACTAGATTGCGCGAGGCGGCGCGATACCCAACAAGGGCCGCGGCGTTTCGCTTCTCAATAAGGGAAGCGTAAGCCCTTACCCATTTTGCGGCACTCGATGCTCCGGGAGGAGAGGCGAGAACCTTAGCCACCATGCTGCCTCCAAGGACGCTGGAAAGCGTAGTCAGCGGGGCCGCCAACACACCTCCGGCCAGAGCTACCAAGTTAACGTTTTGGGCCGTTCCTGATGGGTTGCCGAACTTTTGGCCGACCTGCTTCAAGCGGTTTGAGATGATAGCAATATCGTCAATGGCTTGGCGCTGAGGGCCGGCGTTGCCGAACAGAATTGCTTTGGCTTGCGGCGTATAGCCTTGCCACTGAGAAACGAACACGTCCGGCGAGAACTGTCCGGTTCTGGGAGAAATACCAAGATTGCGGATTATGGAGCCGGCTAAGTCGTTTCTGTCTTGGGCCGGAAGCGCGCGCACAAGCTTAGCCAATGTCTGGATATCGGCTTTACCTCCGGACTTCGCGTATCCGTCGATTGTTCGGAACAGCGCCTCGTCACTCTTGCCCCCCTTGCCGACGACCGTATCTGCGAGCTGCTGCATCGGGCCGGGGTTGACTTCCATCGTCCCCGGCTTGGTAACCTTGGCCACATCGCCAATGAGTTCGCGCGCTCCCTGACCAGCTCTCAATGTCTGGGCATAGGATTGCATCATACGGCGCTGTTCTGGGGTGAACAGCCGCTCCGCGATGTCGCGGCCTGACCCATTCAAGAACTCTGCGATATCGTTTGCGACCTTAGCTGGCGCCTTTGCTTCGGCACCTTCTGTAGCCTGCGTGAGCCTATTCCAAATGCCGCCCCGGATAGCCTGCATGGCCTCTGCGTCACCTCCGGTAGCTTCAGCAATGCGCGTGAGCAGTCGGGACGAAGCACCCTTGGCTCCGACCTTGCCGGCCCCAACCAGGAAGTTGGAGACCTCTTGAGGGGTAATCTCCCCGGTCACAATCCTTTCGACAAATCGTCCAGCCTCATTCTCATCATTGAAAAAGCGGTTACGCCAATTGGCGTTTGCCGTCCGAGCCCGACGGAATGCATTGAGTGCTTCATCATTGCCGGAAATGAGCGCGTTTTCAAATGCATTTGACTGCCACTCATCGAACTGCCGCATCACATTGGTTGCAGCCCGCCGATCGGCGTCATTGGTTGCCGCGCTGCGGAAGAAACTTAGCCTCTTGCGCGCTTGCTCAATGCCTTGGACGCTGACCCCAACTCTTGCTTCATTACCCGCCGCAGGAAGGCGCGCGCCAACCGCGCGGTTCGGGATATTCAACTCAGACAGGCGCTGGAGTTCGTCCATCATCCTGCTTGCGGCGGGTGTCAATTGCGGATCGACGATAATACCAGAATCTTCGAGGCCCTGAGAAACAATAGATCTGACGTTCTGGACTTCGTTGGCACGAACAGCCGCGTCCATGCCGCCAGCACGAGCATAGAGCGCATCCTTTTCCGCCCGTGCGGCAGCCTCACCAGTCCTTAGCCGCTGGATAAGGGCCGCGCCCATATCTTGGGGAGACATATCCCCGACCGCCTGCCGCGTGGCCTCAAGCGCGTTCGTTTCGCGGGTGGCAACGGCCTGATTGCCGGCGTCTATATCGCGATGATAGGCAGCCGCAACAGCCTCATCGGAGCGCCGGGCTGCATCCGTAGCGGCCCTTGTCTCGGCCTCAGCGGAGGCTTCCAGACCGCGGCCGATACGATTTGCAACATTAGGCCCGGCGCCAGTTCCGAATTGATCCGCAACGTTGCGAGTCGCGTTGCCCAGATCTTCGACAAGTCGTCCAGTGGCCTGCGGAATCTTATCGCCAACGATTGGCACATTCCGCAGCCCCTGCCCCAAACGCTGAACCGTAGTATTATCGCTTGCCACCGCAAGCGGCACATTTACCTGAGACCCATTCTGCTTTAACCGTTCCGCAGCAGCCAAAACCTCAGGATTTGCCCTTACTGCCTCAGCCTCGGTTCGCACGACGGGGGCCGCGACAGGCGCGGCCTTGGATGCGACCGACACCGGAGACGCCACGCCAGCGAGGTCAAACGACCGCTTGATTACTTCCTGGTCGGCAGCATCTTGATTGCTGATATCACCCTCGGTGATCCAGCCAGGTTTTTCCGGCTTAACGGCGAATTTCCCTTGCGCAACATCGCCGGGCAATGTCACGGCTTCGTAAAGCGACTTTGCCAGACGGGCCGGCCAAGTATCTTTCAGGCCAAATTTCTCCTTGGTGGGCTCTTCTGCGGTCTCCTGCGGGCGATACGCATTCCACGGACCATCAGAGGCCGGGGCTGACGTGAGCGCCGCGCCGCTTTGATACGCCTCCCAGGGACCGGCCATCAGGGCAACTTCACCCAATTCTTTTCGTCTCCGGGATCGCCGCCCTTGTAGCGGTAGCCCCTCTCAACAGAGCCAGGCTTAGGCAACGGCACAACCCTGCCGTCCTGAGTGTAGATAGATTTGGGCCGATAAGCCGGGCCGCCCTCTCGCCCCATCGCCTCCACTGCGGCGCGGCGATTGGCGGCCTTCTGCCGTTTGACCTCTTCGCTATCGCCCGGCACGGGGAAATACTGTTTGTCGGCGTTCTCGAACTCAGAGGCCGAGATGGCCGCTCCGGATTCGCGGCGAAGCTGGGCATTGATAAAGTCGCGCTTGGCCTGCTCATACTTCTGCCGGTCAACACTAACAAGATAGTTGCCGGCGACCGGGATTTTGCTTAGGCCGCCCTGAACAATGCTAGAGCCTTGGCTCTGCACATTCGGCTGTCCAAGGATGCCCTCCGATTGGAGCATACGATCAGTGAAGCCGGCGGCCTTGCCCTGCTCGTTATTGAACTTGCCGCCCGTCTCGTTAAACGGATTTGTCGGAGCCGTCGCCGTTGGCTGAGGACCAGTCGGCACGACGTCGCCTGTCCGCATGTTGTACTTCACGAAGCTGGTTGCGCCGGTCGCGGGGTCGGTGATTTCCTTTACGCCGAATTTGTCTTCGTCCGCACGTTCAGCGGCGCGCTTTGAGAGCGCGAGCTGCTGAAGCTGAACGCTCTGGCTAAATTTGTCATTTGACGCGAGCCGAGCGTCCTGCTGGGCCTGCCGCGCAAGTTCGTCCTGATGATTTTTGATATTGATACCAAGCTGGGCGAGCGACAGGTCGCCCGACTTCAGCAATGATTGCGCATCAGCCGCCCCGCCCTGCCCCAGATTGGCAAGCGTGCGCTCCCGCAAATTGTCCTTGCGCGCGGTCTGGTAGACGTTCCCAAGGTTGCCGAGCGGCGAAAAATCGATGTTCGGAACGACGGGATCAATCAAGGGCATGCGTTAGACCTCAACCAAACGAGGGCCACGACCGGCCGCCGTAGTTCATGACGCCGGCAGTGCCGCCGCCTCCACCGATGCCACCGAACAGGCTGGACAGGCCACCACTACCGCCAAGCGCGGATGCGCCAAGGTTCGCAATGCCCATGCCGAGCCCCACGATGTTCTTTGCACCAGCGCCCTGCGCATTGGCCGCCGCAATATCACCATTGCCGATGGTCGATGCAGAATTCATGTCGCCCTGATACGCGGTCTGGCGCGTTCCTAGCTGCCCCTGAAGGCCCGTGCCAATCGTGGCATTCTGGCTGGTCAAGGCGTTCTGACCCTGCCCGGAGAGACCGCCAAGCGTTCCAAGGTACGAATTGAACTTGCTGTCGAAATAGTTCTCGCCGTACTTCTGGAGATCCTTGCCCGTCTTGCCGGAGAAAAGGGAGCCCTGCCCGATTGCCGAATTGGAAATCGCGTCGTTGCCCTGCTGAAGACCGGACTGATAGTAGGGCGTAGACGTGAAGCTTGACGGGTCCGACAGAAGGCTTTGGATGCCCTGGTTGGCTTGCAGGCCCGTGTTGACGAAGGGCTGGTAGCCCTGCCCGAGCGTCGCGAACTTGCTGGCGTAGTCGTTGCCGTAGTTGGTCAGGCCCGTCGATGCGGCCTGCTGTTTCTGATACGTATCGGCCGCGGCCTGCTTGGCTGCGTTCGCTGCCGTTTTGCCCGTAAGGTCGTCCCAGAGGCCCATGATGCCCTACTTGTTCAAATCTTGAATGAGCTGGTTGTAAGCCGCGATGAGATCGGCCAGGGTCGCACCACCCGGAAGCGCCGTGGTATTGCTCGGCTTGCGGCTTTCGATGTTCTGAATGTACGCCTGCATGGACTTGGAAAGTCCGTGGTCAGACGGAAGCTTTGAATTGGTCGCCATTACTTCCTGATCGGCCTAATAGCTGCGTCCATCTCGACAATCGCTCGAATGACGGGGTCGGACACACGCAAGCGAAACATGATGCCCTTGTCACCAAATCGACCAAGGCGCCGCGTCACGACGCGAACGCGGTCGCCTCGTTTGCCGATCTTCAACTGACGGTCGCCCGTGAAGCTGTTGCCGCCGTCGATTGACCAGCTCAGCATCAGAACCGGGTCATACCCCTGGTCAGTCGCCAGCGTCTTACCTACGCCCGTAGCAACGTCGATATAGAGCGCGTCAACAATGCCGCCGTTCGGGAACACATGAATGATGGGCGTATCCATGCCCCACAGCATGGTAGAGCCGCCCTCGTCATACGTGTCGGCATCGAGGTAGTAGAGATTGCCTGTTAACGCATCGCCGACAATGGTCTTGCCCCAAGCGCGAATAGCGTCACGAGCACGCCAATAGTCAAGTCCAGCGCTCTGGCGTTCGTGCCAGACACCCGTTGCGGCGTCATGCGTTACTGCGAAATTGCTGCCGTTCCAATGGGACATGGCGTGTCCTTGGAACACATACGGGAAGCCCGTCACACTCTCGCGCTCGGGATCACCTTCCAACAGGCGCTCAATGCCGTGGTCGGAAATCCGTGTCGGCGCGTACCCATTCATGCGATAGAATACATTGTCCTCGCCAGGATACATCAGCGTATTGTCGTTTGCGATCACCGCATGCGGCGCCACAAGCCCTTTCCGGCTGACCGACCCGGAAATCAACTGGAACGGCAAGTCAATGTCGCCGATGAAGCGCCACGGCTCAACCGAGGTTCGGCTGAAAATGAAAATGTCCGAGCCGTCCGCCTTGATGCGGGTCAACTTGTCAGGATATTGCTCAGCCGTCGCGAAGTTAAGGCTATCAATGTTCTGGCAGGCATTGATTCCCGACCAGAAGAACCGCCCATCCGAAATGCCATAAAGCGTATAGCCGGCGCTATAGTCCTGCGTCACGGCAGTCGGCAAATCGACGTCAGTGACCTTCTTAACAACGTCCGCCTCGATATAGTACTCTCCCGTCCCGCAATGGATGCTCACCTGCGCAGGATCGGCCTGGTTGCGGCTCATCTGCACCTTATCGGTTCCGGGAACGGTTCCGATGCGAGTCGCGGTCAGGGCAAACGGGGAGGTCGTCGAGAGAACAACCTTGTAAACACCAGACGAATGCACCGAATAAGCGCAATCAAGGTCATCGAGATACAACAGCCCCCGATTTGGGGTGTCCGTCACCGAACAGCATGACACCATGCCGGGACACGGCAACACCACCATAGGGGCCTTGCCGTCGTTCCCCTGCTGTTCAGCGTAAGCATTCAACAGCCTCGAATTTCCGGTAAACGAGTATCGGGGCGAGCCCGACCGGAAGGCTATCGGGACGTTGACCATCAGTAATAATCGTTCTGGGCGTCGTTGCCGGTTGCCGGGATCGAGGAAATGATCCTCAAATCACGTTCAACCAGCGGGATGGCGTTGGACGAGTCCACCAGTGTTCCGAGCCCGAACGACGGAGCGAGCACCAGAGCCACGCGCCGCGACAGGGTCGTGTAATAGCTGTTCGGGATTTCGTTCTCGCTGCCATCCCAGATCGCGAGGCCCTTTGCCGCCATCAGGTCAAATTCAGACGACAGGGTTTCTTCGGCAAACACGAGATCGGCGGCACTGGGGGTTTCCTCAGCGCCCACGAGGCCCGTATCACGCAAGATACGGATAGCCATGTCCGATTTCGTGTATGTCGTCATTTACTCGGCGTCCGCGTCAAAGCCTTCGACTGCAAAGAACGGGTTGCCCTTGGCCTTCTCAATCACATGCGGATTGGAGATGGTCACAGGTTCGCCCTTGGTGAAGACGATGGTTTCGCCCTCGCCGACGCGCCACGCATTCTTGGACGGGCCGTTGCCCTCTTCGTGAAGGTGATCTTCGCCAAGCCACGTAATGGTGAAGTTTTTCTTGGGTCGTGCCATGAATTCCCCTTGTTAAAAAAAGCGGGGGCCGAAACCCCCGCCATGTTGTCGTTACACCGCAGCCGAGAACGGGGTTGCTTCCGTGCCCGATCCGGTAATGTGGCCGGTAACGCCCCAGACACCGGACTTGATGTCTTCCAGCTCGACCCAGTCACCGATGTTGACGCCGCCGGTGGTGGTGCCGTTCAGGGTGATGGTGTCGGACGTGGACGCCGTGGACCAAATGTTGGCGCCGCCGGCAGTGTCGTTGCCCATAGGCAGACCGCCTGACATCACGTCAGTCGAGTTCGCCACCTGAATGACGTAGTTGGACGTGTTCACGACGCTGACGCGGAAGCGAAACTTCACACCCGAGCCGCTGGACGCGGGAAGCGTGAAAGTCAGCGCCGCGCCGGACGCGCCCATGAGCAGGGTCTGTCCGTCATAGCCCTGATCCAGCGAGGTCGATGCGGTCAGGGTGCGAAGGCGGGTGATGTACGGACCCGGATTTGCATCCGGAATCCTATTGGCCGAGTTGAGAGAGGTAACGCCAGGCATTGTTCAGTTCTCCTTAGTCAGCCGCCGAGGCGAAGAAGCCAGTCGCGACCGCGCGCTGCACCAGCTTGGTGCCAGTGCCCAGAGCGTTCGGCTTGGTGAAGATTTTCGAGACGCCGTAAGCCATCTCGATGCCGGTGCCGGTGATGAACCCGTAATCGTCCTCCTTGCGGAAGGTCGGGCGGGCCATCTGACCCCAAGCCATCGCCGCCGCCTGCTGACCGCAGAGGAACACCGGCTCAACACGGGCCGACGATGCGCCGGCAGTCTTAAGGGTGGTCCAGACGTTGGTGACGAAATTGGAGATTTCCGGGATCTGACGCACGATCACGCCGTCATAAATCTGATCACCGTCCTGGAAGAGAGGATTGTTGTCCATCCCGCGGCCCTCACGAGCGCGAGCGGAGTAGTTGATCACCTTCAGGTCGGCTTTCAGATCGCGGAACGGGTTGGTGCCGCAGAACGCCACGAAGTATTCGTAACCGTCCTTGGTCTTGAACGGGCGAATCTTCGGCACGGCGTTCATCGCGATACGCTTCAACAGCGAAAGGTTGTTCGCCGTGAACGTGTCGTTGGTCGTGTCAACGTTGCCCAGCGCGGTTGCGTGGGTCGCGTTGTAGTTGGCGGTGGAGTTGCCGTACAGCACGCGGTCAGAGTTGTCCTGGTTCCACGTATTGCGCTGCGCGGCGGTCGCGTCCTGATAAAGCAGGCCATTGACGCGCTGGCCGGCATCCGAACCAAGCGCGGCCGGAGCCGACTCGGACGGGAGAGCCATCAGGGCAGCAATGATTTCGTCGCGCTGAAGCTCCTTGCCCCAATCCGACAGAAGCGGCTTGGCCTGACCGAAGATATCGGCCGAGTCACGCTGACGTTCCGCCTTGTTGGTCGTGACGGCGTTACGAGCCCAGTCGAGCCAGACGCGCATACCGTACTGGTCGATCTGTTCCTCGTTGCCGACCAGCGTACCAGAACCCTTCGCCGCAGCGGTCAAGCGACCGACCACGGGGATGTTCATCTGTTCGCCGCCGTTCTTGAGGTCCATCTTCAGGCGGATGATGGAATTCATGCTCTCGCCCATGTAGGGGCTGAACATGTTCTCACGCACGTACTCTCGATTGATTTCCTGCGTGAACTTGACGAGCTTGTTATTGCTCTGAGTGGTAGAGAGAGCCATTTGATCCTTTCCGCGCTCTCAACCGCCCATAGAAAAAGCCGCCCGAAGGCGGCCTGCTTTCTTCATATGAGGGCTGTTAGCGCAAAGCGTTTTGAAAGAGACTTTCGTTTGAGAAGTCGCCGCCATCGTCGATCGCTGGAGCCGCCGTGGTGGCTCGGTTGAGTGACGGGGGCACTTTGAAAACAGGCGCCGCAGGTTTGGTCTCTGGAGGCTGAAGCCTCTGCATCAGTTGCGCGGTGAACTTTTCGTCCTTGAGCGCTTCATCCAACTTGCGCTGGAAAAACGCATCAGGGTTCAGGCTGGCTTCTCGGTCTGCATACCAGCGAGCAATATCCCCGTAAGGGTCCATCGACTGCTTGACTTGGTTGACGACCGCCAAAGCCTGCGGATCGCCGGAGCGCGCCGCCTGATCCAATGCACTGTAAGCCTGCTCAACCCGCTCCTTGCCGTGCTCCATGATCGCAAACCGCTGCGACATGGTTTCCACCGCCGCGCTAAGACGCTGCTCAACGGGGGTTAGAACCTCCTGTACGTTGGTCCTGACAAACTCGTCCGGACGCTCGAACAGGTCGGGCTTGGGCGCGGGTTCTTGCTTGGGCTGAAATGAGCGAAGCTGCTGCTCAAGTTCGGCGGTTCGGCGCTGCTGGCGCTCGAATGCCTCTCGCAACTGCCGCATGCCGACAGATTCCGTTTCCTTGGCTTCCGGCTGTGCCGGGGTTTCTGCCTTGGGTTCGGGCTCTTTCGGCTCCTCCGCCTTGGGGGCGAAGCGGCCATGCTCATCCCTCGGACGGTCGTCCTTGGGCTCGACTTCGACTTCCGGTTCGGGAGCCGCAATCGGTTCATCACTCAGTGCAGAGTTGAAAAGTTCCTCGTTAGAGAGTTCTTCCATGTTTCACCTGTTTGCGCCGTGACGCGGTCGCCTTCGATGCTGAATGACGCTTCAGCGTGCGGGGTAGTCATTGAGCCGTGACGCTGGCTCGGCGATTAGGTATTCGTAATTGCCGCGATCTTCGCGCCGCCAACCGGCACAGCAAACGAAATGATGTTGTCGGCAGGAACGCGCATCTTTGCAGTGGTCGCCGTGGCCGTTCCCGCCGAATCCGCGACCGCATAGGAATAGATGCCGTC